TTGATGTTGGTAGCGAACACTACGACAACGTATGTTATAATCGTAGAATGATTAGCCAAAACATTGACAATTTCACGGTAGAAAATAAAAAAGTTTATGAAAGTTTAGAAGAGGTTAATTGCGATTATGAGCTAAACGAAGACGGAATATTTATCGGGCATCAATCAGACTTTTACGTTAATGAGGAAATTGCCGTTTTTAATGTTATTCCGGATGAAGATTTTTCAATACAGGAAAATGACCGTTGTATGATAAATAAAGCCGTTATAGGCTATAAAACATACGAACAGGACAGAACAGTTGAGGGAACGGCAAACGCTATACATACAGAAGCGGAATTTCGTTTTATGAATGACCAAGTAGAGAATGTATTTGAAAGGAAATTTGATTTAGTACGCGATCCTTACACACATCAATCGATGGTTGATTTGGAAGTTTCTTCTCCAAGCACTTCAACGAGTGAAGATGATAAGGTTTACATAGTTGAAATCACATCATTATCACCGAGTTCATTTGCTTTGCAGAATTATGCAAGTTACGTTCGTGTTGTTAATGGAAGATTAGAAATACTTAACAAGCGTGAAGATGGAGATGGTTATGTAAATTGGGAAACACAAGGGTTTCAGGTTGGTGATACTTTTCAGATATTGTTAGGCCAGAATATAGGCAGCTATACTATTTTTGGATTTACTACCACGGTATTGACATTGACGCCAAATGTAGGCACTACTCCAACCTATTCAGGAAACGCATACTTTACAGTTAAATTCTTTTATACTAACGTGCTTTATGTTACCCGAACTTCTGAAGGATTCATTTCTAATCCTAACGGACTTCAAAACGCTAACTATTCCATAAAAAGGAATATGGCAGAATTCGGGCAGTATTTTGCGGGTTGCTTAATGTATGAGAAAAAAGATATCATCAACGGGTATTTCAAAAGCAATGGAGCTTTTACAAGTCAGTTGGCAACCGAAAGCGCACCAGTTACAGAAAATGCAAATATCGATTTTGACAGCTTGCCAGTGCCTTTAATTACTCCAAAGGTAATGACAGCCAACAGCATTGCAGAATTTGAGGATATTGACGCTTATTTAAGAGCGTATAGATTAAAACGTGGCTATGTTAGGCAGATAGACAGCAATGGAAACGTTTACAAATCATTTTTACAGCAACTTGACCATTTATGGCAGGAAAATAAATTAAAGACCATAGGGGAACAGAAATTCGAAACCGAATATTTAAAACTCGATTATATTTCGGGGATTCTATATGTAGACGATGCGCCTTACAATCTTTCAGGAATTAGTGATTGGTGGAGGTTCGATAACGATTACATTAAACTATACGATTCATTGAACAGACCTTTAAGCAATTATTACCGATATGATTTTGTGATTTTAAACGGGGTTATTTACCCAACGAAAGCGGATTTAGTAACTGCACTATTAAGTTTGTAATATTTATTAAGACTTAATAAAAATAATGTTATATTTGTAGAAGAAACTGTGTGAAGTTGCACAGAAATAGGAATATCTAACGTTGTGAAACGCTACCAATTATGGAAAACTTTAGCTTCATAAAGCTATTTTTAAATGATTTCGATTCGGCAAAACTTGCTGATGACACTCCTATTTCTAAAGGTTTACGTTACGGTGGCTTCATTGTGCAAAAACCAAACGAACTTTTCGCAGTCAAAACAGCTGGAAGCGTTGATATTTCATTCATTGGTGGAATTACAGTTGATTTAGTAGACTGCTCAAATACCATAGTTCAAAACATCGACAGTAATTTCTTTTACGATGGGTTTACAGATAGTTCAGGAGTTGAACAAATAGACTTTGAGTTTGGGTTTATCGGAACTGATTACTGGACTAAACAACTTTATTTAAGGATTACCGATGATGTAAACGGCAATGTTTGGTATTCTAACGGATTCTTAGTAACCTACTATCAAACAGATTTAAGCGCACGTTTTGACTTTACACATCCTACTAAACTACATAATTTCAGCTACGATTTAAGACCATTAATACAATCGGTTAGACTTGCTAATTTCTACGACAAAGCGCCTGTAAACAAGGAAGATTTAAAGCAGTACGTTAATGCTGGTGGGTTCCAATCTAATTATAGGGTTATACCAACCTTCCTACGCAAGTGGTTAATGGAAGCTATCGACTATTTTGTTAACGATAGGCTTTATATTCTTAAATCGCATTCACGGGTTTATTTAGACGGTCAAAGAGTTGTTATAAGTGATTACAAAGTAGAAGAACCGTCAGGCGTTACCAACTGGATGAAAGGCGAATTTGTAATCAATAAACAAAACGAAACCCTCAATCCTACTTATCAAATTTACCAATACTTAGCGGTAACATCTAAAACTCCTGCACATTTAGGAGTTTATACAACTACATCATTTCCGGCAATACAATTGATATTCAACAAAAACATCACTCTTGCGCCAGGATTTGAAATTGAATTAAGAAAAGGCGGAGTTCTACAGACAATTGCACCAACAACATATACAGTAACAGGCAATACACTTGATATAATTCCGTCTTACTCTTTTACTGACGGTTCGTATTCGATAGTTATTTTACCAAACACAATTACTTCGGGGGCTGAAACTTTTGGAGGTTATGGAGTTGGAGAATGGACTTTTACAATATCAGACGGGGAATTTGAACCAACAGAATTTGATAACGCAGAATTTTTAACATAAAAGAAAATGGCAAATAAGGCGAATACAATATCGGCAATAAACACTTTTATAACGGCAGTAGTAACCGTTACTAAAGTAAGAAATGCTTTTTTAGAGTTGGTAAATACTCTGTTCCAAACAACCACAACCCAAACATTAACCACAGGATCAAATGTCTTTTGGTATGATTTGAGGTATAAGAAGATTGGAAACATAACGTTCATTGATGGATACATTCAAAGTAAGTTTTCAATTGTAAAACCATCTACAACGGTAGCGGTTACTATTCCAAACTCTTTGTTTTTTGCTAAAACAGGACAGGACACTTTAGCTTTAGGGTTTCCCGCAGGAACAGGAACGACTGTAATCCTAAAATTTAGCGATGATGAAATTATTTTAGGAGGTTCAATTTCTCCTAATCAAACAATACTTATTAATGCTCACTATCAAACTAACGACTAACTATGCCAACAACAATTCAAGCAGTAAAGACAGAGGTTTTCGCCAATAGATGCGGAGACAATCTTTTAAATAAGAACTTAACTTTTGATTTGCCTTTTTCGGCTAATATCGTAAGTGGTTCGGGAACAGCAAATACGTCTACTGATATAACCTATTCGGGCGCAAGAAGTTTGTTTTTAAATAATCTTTCAGCAACTGAACCTTTAGTTGTTAGCGGTGGTTGGCGATTATGTACAAATGACTTATCCGGTTGCATTGATTACGGCAGGACTTGAAGTAGGCTATCCAATTGTAACAGCTACCGATACGGTAAAGTTTACCATACGAAATAACACAGGTGGTGCGGTTAATCCTGCAAGTGCAGATTACACTTTTAAAATTATCAGATAATGGCCTTTAAAATCATAAAACGCAGTTCGGCAGACTTTTGGCATAATAACGGCTTTAAAGAAGTAAACCTATCTGATTGGGAAATAATTCTTGAATCAATCGGAAACACAGTTGTTTTAGAAGCTAAAAACGGCGCTAATTTCCCTCAAAAGGCAGTTGGGATATTAGATGTCATTGTGATTGATGAAACGGCTTCAAGTGTTGAGGAAACGTTTACTAATGTGGAGGATTTAAGATTGCGTTTAGTTACTTTAGGGTATAATCCTTATATCGTTGGGACTGGTGGTATTCAATCAATTGTAGCGGGTACAAATGTAACAGTTGATGATACAGACCCGCAAAACCCAATTGTTAGCGCAAGTGGTGGCGGTGGTTCTACTCCTAACCTTGAAGAAGTTTTAACAGAGGGAAACACAGCTACTGATAAATCAATTATACTACAAATCTCAACTGTTGACAGATATACAGAATATAGTGATAATGGGGTATTAATTGCTAATAGCGACACTTCTAATGAGGTTCAGATTACTGATAGTTATGTTCAGGTTGCTCAGTCAGCAAATGGAATGGGTATTTATGCGGACAGAATACAGCAAGACGACGGAACAGGTTCTTACAGAATTAAATTCAGACCAAACACCAATTTAGGAGGGGATTTTTATTTCAAAGACCCAACAGGAGTAGATGAAGATATTGCTTTTGTTTCAGACATAGAAGAAGCTGTTTCAGGGTACATCCCACTATCAGGAACAGAAACAGGAAGTCCACTTGCAGGGGAATATGAAATGGGGATTATAGAAGATGGTGTATTTTTCAAAAATACAAACACAAATATTTTAACAAAGTTTGGGTTTACCGATGGTGGCGGATTTGTTATAAATACAGAAAACCTTATAAGCGGTGTTTTATCGGCTTTTAAATCGCAAAACGACGGATTCCTTATTGATTGCGACGATCCATTGTCACAGGGTTTAGTCGGGGTGCATGATTATAGCGCAAACTATACAAATTTTGCTTATATTCAGAAGATTTATTTAGATGCTCAATTGGCGTTAAAAGCGGCAATTGCATCTCCAACATTCACGGGAACTTTAACGACACCTGCAATAATTGTAAGTTCAGAAACAGCATCAAGATTAGCTATAATAGACAGTTCTAAAAATGTAAAAAGCGCAGACACGGCAACTTACCCAAGCTTAACGGAATTAGCTTTTCTTAAAGGAGTTACGTCAGCTATACAAACCCAAATAACAGCCAACGCCAACGCTTTGGCTTTAGCGGCAAGCCGAACAATCCACAGTAATTATACTACAATAACAAACGTTATAGTTCCAACGGTTGCTATATCGTTGCCAATTCCTGCAGGTGCTTATGGTTCAACAGATGCATTTGAAATCATAGTTACGATGTCAAAATCTGTTACGTTAACACCTGTGTTTTTTAATTTATACCACGATACAACAGTAAACGGAACAGGAAATACAATTGCTTCAGCAGTACAGCTGTCGGCGGCAAACAGAGCAGGAGCATTCAGCAGGATTTTAAATTTAAGTGGCGGAATAGCGTATAACGCTCAGGCGGCAACAAGCACATCAATGACGGCTTATGTGGCTTCTTCTGGAGTTGCTTCTGCCACAACATATAATCCTGCGGTTACTCAATATATAACTTTACAGATTTCAGGACTAACCGTATTATCTGAATCAACCGATGTAACAGTAACGATAAGACCACTAAAATAATAAATTAAAAATAAAATTAAATGATACAATTTCACGACAATTACACAGACCAAGAACAGATAATCGGTAAATGGATAGATGATAAACCTATTTACAGAAAAACGGTTGTTATAACTGGCGGTAATCTACAAAAAGAGCCTAATCCTTTAGCAATGGTAAACATTGACGGAATAATAGATATTTCAGGTAAATTCATAGACATTGAGACTATGGTAAATGCCAAAATATTTACCGACAATACAACCGATAAAGGAGCAAAGTATTTCGGAAATAAATTTGACAATATAGAAGTTTACCTCACAAACGAACAGCTTTCTTATATCGATACTGATACTTGCGATGTTTACGATGTATCGTTATTGGATTCTATAATGCTTACGATAGAGTACACTAAAAGGGATTAATTATGGCAACAAACACAACAAAGAAGTTAAGGAACTGGGTACACGTTATCGGTGGCATCACAGCATCATATTGCGTAGCTCAGAAACTTAACATCAAAGATTTTTACGAATGGCAGTATTATGGCCTATCAATTATTTTAGGAGCTGTAATCGGCCTTATTTGCGGTATCGTTTGGGATATTCTTATTATGAAATTTGGATTTGGAGAAAAAGCCGATATTAAAGATATAATGCTAACTACCGTAGGCGGGTTTGTTGGTGGACTTATCGCTATGTTCTTTAAAGAAATATGGCTTATCGATACATTCCTTTTATACGCTTGTGTAGCAGGTGCTTTAGCTGATATTGTTAGGGCAAAAATACATATGAAATAATAAATTATAATCCGAAATGACAGCAAAAAAAATATCTGGAATATTCAATAAAAATACGCCTGTTTGGTTTAGGAAATTAAGAAAGGCCGTTACTCTACTTTCTGATGCTTCAATAGTCATTTTATTGGGTGTAGGTTATTCTGAAAATAGCCTTATCCTTTTAGTTGTGAGGGTTGGAATATCAGCCGTAATGAGTTCTATTGAAGTATTTCTTACTGACGAACCAGATGCTTAATGATTAATCTTAAAACAATAAAAATGAAAAGACACGCTACGCAAACAGAACAAGAAGCTATCGACAAAGCAAATGAAATATTAGCCAAAGTTGGATTGGTTACAACCGAAGCCCAAGATAAAGACGGTGCTGTAATACCCACGAAAGGATTCTAAAATGGTCAAGAAAAACGAAATACCATTATTGATTTTAATGGCCTTTACGCTTATTTATGCAACTATTGGAAACCCCGATAGCGAGTTGTGGAGCGGAATGTACTTTGTGGTTAATTATACAACAATGCTTTGGCTTTTTAAAGGTCATAATTCAAAGTTGATACAAGGTATAGGAATATCGCTTTCGGTGTCTATTTTGGTATTTATAGCCCTTAGATATTTTTTTCACGCAGAAATTGAAAGGTATTATACGATAGTGCCATTTATTATATGCCTAATAGGAATTTTTAAATTACATAAACGCAAATGGGTCAAGTAAGAGAGTTATTCATTAACATAACAACATATTTTCTTGCAGGAGCAGGAATAGTGGTAAATTTTGAAAATATAAAAAGCGTAATCCTTTTTATCGGAGCGTTAATACTTTTAGTATTACAGATTAGGCTTTATTTGATTAAAATCAAAAAAGAAACCAAAAACTAAAAATGAAACTATCTCCAAACGGATTTTTATTAATAGCAGAGTTTGAAGGCTTAAGGTTAAATCCTTACTATGCAACTGCTGAAGAAAAAGCAAAAGGAATTGTAACTATCGGTTACGGAAACACATTCTATGAAAATGGATCAAAAGTACAGATTACCGATAAGCCGATAACTAAAACTGAAGCGTTACGATTACTTCAGCTAACAACCGATTCATTTGCCAAAAAAGTTTTCGCAATGCTGACCAAAGAAGTAAATCAAAATCAATTTGATGCAATGGTATCACTTGCTTATAATATTGGCTTATCTGCCTTTAAAACAAGTTCAGTTTTAAGATTGGCCAACGTAAATCCAAATGATAAAAACATTGCTAAGTGGTTTTTGGCTTGGAATAAACAAGCGGGTAAAGTTTTGCCTGGCTTAACCACAAGAAGGGAACGAGAAAGTAATTTATATTTTAAACAATAATCTATGAAAGCATATCCAATTGAATATTACAAAACATTAATTATCCGTCAATGGCGTTGGAGGGTAAAAGCTGATAATGGTAAAATTATCGGTGCAAGTTCCGAAAGTTTCAAAAACAAAATTGACTGTATTCGAAATGCTCAGTTATTAGGATTTAGCTTAACTCAGAAATGAAACTAATCTTCCTCCTATTCCCTCTTATTATATTCTCTCAGCCATTTAAAAAGGTAAAGGATAAGATAACATTAAAAATAGAATTCGAGGTAGTGGACAGCTTAAAATTAAAGAATGATATTATCTACATCTGCAAGGATGGTAAAAGGATTAGAAAGAGTAAAGATACTGTTTATGTTTATGGTAAAAGGCAATATTTAAAAGTGAAGTTATGAAGGAAGATAATAAACATGCGATAAAAAAAGAAGTTAAAGTGATAAACCTTAATGAAGCAAAGAAAGAAACGCCAAAAGTTGATTATACTGCTTTAGTTTTAAAATACACAAAATCATTTTAGATGGAAAAACCAATTCATGCAAGACCAAGTTTGTATGCTTTCTATTTTGAAGGGATAAAAGAAATCGGTTTGCGATACGGTTATAATATTGTCCTTCACGGTTCAATGAATAGAGATTTAGATTTGATTGCCATTCCTTGGCAAGAAGAACTGAGCGATAAATTTGAAATGCTTAATGAAATCGCAGAAGCAATAGGCGGGTATGTTTTAAATGAAGATGAAGAAAACAGAAATTTATTCCGAAAAAAATATCACGGTAGGGAATGTTACATAATAAATATTAATAGAAGTATAAAATCTAAATTTCAAGGAATGATTACTGAATTTATTGACGAAGGAGATCCGCAATATTATATTGATATTTCAATACTTCCGACATTATGAAAAAACTAATATTCCTACTGCTAATTTCAAATTTCTGCTTTTCGCAAACGAATAATGAATATCCAATACCAACTATGTTTCAAGGAATATGGACTAATCCATTAGGAACAGATAGTATTATAATTACAGTAGATACAGTTACGTGGAGCGATGGAAACGAGCCTATTGTTGTTATTCCTGATAGGATGATTGATAACACCGATACGTTGTTTTCTTTTCAGTCAAGGCCAGAAGCTTTTAGAGTTGGATTAAAGAAAACAACTCGGAATAAAATAACAGTTACAATCAAAACGTGGGATGCTTTGGGCTTGTTAAGTAGGGATTATGTAAGGGCGGATAGGAGGCAATAAAAAAACCCTCCGATTAAAGAGGGTTTAGTTCAGGAAAGTCTTAACTTGAAAGTTTTGTTTACTGGATTTACTTCAAACCCTCGATAGCTTTTTTACAAACCTGAAAACCGTCGGAAATCAAATATACAAATAAAAATGGAAACAACAACAAAAAACGCAAACAAAAGTTTACTATTCGCAATTATCATAGCTTCGATATTTTTTCTATGCTGTTCTTGCTCAACTCGAAAAGTAAATAAATCAGTTACCGAAATTAAGGAAACGGCTAAAACAGAAACGTCTACTACTGACAGTTCAAAGACAGTTACAAAAACCGATATCAACACTAAAATAATCGATAGTTCGAGCACCGAAGAATTTACTATTGTGCCAATCGATTCTACTAAGGAAATGGTAATTTCGGGTAAAAGCTATTTTAACGCTAAAATAAGGCTTAAAAAAGAACGGAAGGATAAAATACTCACACAGTCTGAAAACATTGCTAAAACGGTTCAAAACGATATTAAAACGAATAGTAAATCAGAAAATTCAAAACAAATAAAACAAGTTGTTAAAAATACCGAACGTAAACCATCATACTTTTGGCTTCTTTGGTTATTGCTTTTGATTCCTATTTACTTTCTTTGGAAGAAGTATCGAGGGGTAATCCCGTTTTGAGGTTTTTTAATTTCTCAAAAGTTTCATTTAATTTTTTTCTTGCTTCTGAAGTGTTTTTAATAAAACTGCCTTTAAATGGGTTTTCTATTTTGATTGATATTTTTTTCATAATTCAAATTTGTTATTTTTTTTGATTCTAGGTTGTGTTTTGTATTATAGAAAATACGGATTTAGATTTCCTTTTTAGGTTTAATAGTTCTTGAAAACCAAAAGCGAAAATCTATACCAAAAAAGTGAAATATATATTCAACCTCGTTTGGGCTAAAGTATGATTTTGAAAATCCAAAATAAACCCAAGAACCGCCTCTGTTCCAAATTGGTTTTTTCCATCGGTTGCTAACGTGAACTTCTTGGAATTTTTCAATATAGCTTGTTCTTTTCATTATTGCTTATTTTTATTAAAATAATATTTCTTCACTTGTTCCAATGTTAAAGGAATTGGCATTTTATGCTTTTGTATTATCATAGTACCATTTTTAAAAAGTTCTCCAGTTCCGATTATGTAATAATTTCGGATAACATCTTTAGTCTCTTTATCAAATATCATTTCGTCATTTTCGATTTTTTGCTGAATACATTTAGAAACTCCTATTGACGTTTCCGGACTACATTCTTTTGTTGTTATTGCCATAATTCAAAGATATTAATTTTTTATTTCATTTACAGACGTTGGAAGGGATTGAAGGTGGTTTAAGGTTTCATTTTTAAATATCGGACACATTGTGTGTTTTAGAACACTTTTCACAAACTGGAGTATTTGTCTTTTCGTGCCACATATCCGTTTCATCTCTGCAAAACTTACACTTTTCATAAGTTCTAAATTCTTTGTAAAGTTCTTTAGGTTCTTTTTCGATTGGTATCATAATTTCAATTTTTATTTATTAAATCCCCTTACCTTGATAGGTGGAGGGGTTAAAGGTTATTATCTTTTAAAAAGTTTATGTGAGCTGTTTCTATGGAAGGCATCGTTTGTTTTTCATTCCATCCGCCTTCATCGTTTTCAAATTTTATATTCTCCTTTATAGCTTCCTTATGATCCTCTAAAAGGATTTTGGAGTAATTTTGCATAGCTGTACAAGCGCAAAACCAATAATCACTATTTGTCATATCACTTGGTTTGCATTCCGAAAATCCTAAATCAATTAAAGTCTGTTTAAAGACTTCCATTACCGCTGGTATTTTATCTGGCATAATTTTATTTTTTAGTTTTTAGACTACTATTTTGGGAGTTTTAAAATCTTGCAGTCTCTAATGTAAATACCACAAGAAGGACAATGATTAACTCTATAATTTATCATTTTTTCTCCTTTTATAAAAGGCATTAATTTAGTTCCGTCCTCCATAACCATCCAATTAATATCCATTTTTTCCAATACGCCACAGCATATTTTCTCTTCTTTTGTTTGCTTCATTTCCTTAAATTTTATAGTTAAATATAACACTTAATCCTTTATTATACAAGGGTTTCAAGGTGTTTTCTCTTTGTTTTAATCCCTTAAGGGAGTTATTTAGTCAATCTCAATTCCTTAGAAATAGAGTCGGTTAGGGTTATATTTTCGTGAACTATATCTTCAATTGTACAAGGCGGGTCGTTTTCAGCAAATATTATTTTGCACCCTTCTTTATTTTCCAAGACCTTTATAACCTCAGAATTATAATTAAATTCAAAACCTTCGAAGATAACTCGCCCTAAAGCTTCTTTGTATTCTAAAGCACACGAAAAACTTGCATCCATCAATTTATCCCCAGTTGGATATAAATTCAGTAAAGCAAAATTATGTGGCATTTCCAAAACATTTCCTTCAAAATCACAAGGCACGAATTGATCAAGAGTAAGAGAGCGTTTTAGAAATTGGGCGTAATTAATAAAATCTTCAACATTTGTATTCCCTAAGTTTTCTTGCTCTAAAACAAAATCTGTCATTCCGAAAAGTGTTGCTTTCATAGTTATTTATTTAAGTTAATATTATTTCCCACTCCCGAAGGATGATTAATTGTTTTTATTTAGGGTTAAATCTACTTTGGTTGATAATTATAGTATCATTTTCATCGTATGAATAACACTTAGGGCAATAATGATTTTCATCTTCTTTAATAAATCCGCCTTCAATAGCATTTTCTTGTGCATAATCTTTATCATTCCAACAAGAATAATCAGTACCTTCATCCGCGCTTACTTTGCAATTATCACAAATTACAGTGTACATTTCTAATTTTTCAATTGACATAAGTTTTAATTTTAATTTCGCCTATAATGGCAGGTTATACAAAATGTTATTTTTTATCGTTGTAAATTTCAATTGCCTTTTCGATGGCTTTTTCTGTGGCTTCTTGGCGGGATGATATTTTATATTGGTAAAATTCTTCTCCTCTATCGAAAACAATCCATCCAAAATCATCTATTCTAGCAATTATAGAAATACGAATCCTAACACTATCTAACCATTCAATGATTAAGGCATTTCTAACGATGTTGACTTTTTCTATTTGAAATTGATTAAAGACGGCTCGCTGAAAATAATTTTCATTTACCCATTTTTTAAAATCTATTTTTGCTTTCCTGTGAAGTATCATTTCTATTATTTTTTAAGGTTAATATTTTTGGTTAATTCCTTTAAATTTATTTCTAACTCATAACCAAGTGCCAAATGAAAAGCATTTTGAAGGTTGTGTAAATGTTCGGTATGCTCTATTGTTTGCCTTTCGTCAGAATCGATGTAATAGCAAATTTCAGTATGGTTTTCGCCTCCGTAATTTGAATGAATAATGTGGACTTCATAATTTGAAGTTCCTCCAACAACATTATACAATACAAATCTTTCGTAAGATTCATATTCATTGACAATTACATTTTCCCACTTTTCAAACCCACAACTCAATAGTATAGATTCGTCTAAGGGAATAGGTTCGAAGTTTTTATAATTGTCATTTGAAAAATCTTTTGCTTCGATTTGGAAAAAATAATATTCTCCCTCAGCGTACCATCGATAGCAATTTCCAATTCTTAATTCTGATAGTTCCATTTCTTTAATTTTAGGCTGTTATAAATGATTGAGTGTAGTTGATTGATATATTCCGTGTCGCGTTCTGAAATTGTACAGTATCAATCTTTTTTGGGTATCTATTCCTGATTTCTGTAATATCCTTTTCAACTCCTTTAAAAGCCTTTCTATTGGCTGAAATACTATCTCGTGAGTATATTAGTGTAGGATGTGTATATCGTTGCCCTGAAGCCTTAAAAATGAATACTACGTGGCTTTCAAGTGTTCCGATAGAATCAATTAAAAGCAAATAGGTAAATATTTGGCGTTTTGACACCACTTCTGTTTTACGGCTTCTTTTGAAAAGTTCGGCAATAGTGATTTGATAATAATCACAAGTTGCTTTTAGTATATCTTCTTTTTTCATGAGTTTTTATCTTTTGTTAAACGCCTTATTTTAATTTCGATTTTATTCCGTTGATAGTAATTCCTTTTATATTCACGGATTTTATCATTGTTGGAAGCATCCCATTTTTTTGATGCTCGTTTTTGACATTCTCTCATTTTCGAAAAGATTTACCTTTAAACTCGATAACGTTGAACATTTCGAAAATCCTATCATAAACGTGAGAACCGTATTTTTCTCCAAGCCCCTCAATTGCAAAATTTACATCGTTTGGATATTTTTCGTGATAATTCATACTTCCAAAAGTTCTAAACTTTCTTTTTGATTCTCCAGTATAGTTTTTAAAAGCATTATATCTTTGTTCAAACAACCTACCAACAACATCGGTAATTCCATAATTTTTAGCTTTATCTTCTCGCTTTAAATCGTCAAGGAATAAACTTCCTCCAGTGTAGGTTTTAAAAAAAATGTCTTTCAATTCCTGAGTGTCTAAATATTCATATTCACTAACAAGGCTTTCAGTAGTTCTAAATCTGAACTTTAGACGATTCCAGTCTCCCGAAGTGTCCCACATTTCTTTAATTGATAAATCAGCATAGTATTTAATCATAAACTCCATCGCTTTCATTACGGATGTTTTTCCGTTTCCTACGTTCCCAACGATTAAAAGTCCCTTATCAAAAGACGGTTGTAATTCTTTATTACCAACTTTTTTAACTACATTATCGCTATCAAAATATGTTTTATCAAAGCTGAAATATTTAATAATAGGCTCAATGTTTTTTATGCTTTGTTCGTTGATTATAAAATCAATTCCATTAAGTGACTTGTACGCGATCAAAAAGTTTTTATAAATTGTTTTTTTATCTGGAAGTAATCCTTCTTTAAATTTTGAAGGTTCTGGATTAGAATATATTTTATCCCAGTAAACCAATTCGTTTTCAAAACCCTTAATTTTATTTTCTTGTTTTGTAGTTTCAAAAAGTTTTATTTTCCCGATTTCTATATCGGTTAATTTCTTTGGTTTTTCATTTGGATTTTTAACGTTATAATCGTTGTATTGCCTTTGCTTTTCAATCAATCCATCGTAAGTCCTTAAGCTGATATAATCCAAGCTAAAATCAAGCAACTTCTTTTCAGGTAAATAAAAATTAATATCCGCATCCAAAAGGTTTGGGTATTTTTCCTTAAACTGTTCTTTGGTCATTTCTGCATAATGCTGTTGTTTTGGCTCTGACATATCAATCATTTTTATGAATTAAACTTTCTTTTTTTGCGGAACTTTTTTCTTTTTTAAGCCAGTTTTTAGCTGTTAGATAAAGTGAAACATAATTTTTATTTAATTTGTAATTCTCTATCCTATCCAAAACATCATTAATTTGATTTTCGGAATATTCAACTAAAAGTTTTTCGTATTCTTCAATCGATAAAGACAAATGAGAAAATTTTCTATAAACGTTTATTTGTTTTAAAGGTTTAATAGGTTTCTTATGTTTATATAAGGTATCACTACCTTTACCAGTAGTCTTATCAGTAGTTATACCACTACTATTATCAGTAGTCTTATCACTACCTTTATCAAATCTGATAATAGTAACTTTAGAGCCTTTTAGAGGATTATGCGATGGAAAATACTCGATATACTTCTTTTCAGAAAGCTTTTTTAATGAAGCGGTATAGGTATTTGCATTGCCTACTTTAGACATTTTCATAATTTCGTTTCGGGCAATTGATAAGTCAGTGTCAAAATCGCTTCTGTTCCATATTAAAAACAATGCATTATAGATTGACATATCAATACAGCTAATGTCGTCTTCAATCATTTTTGAATTGACATTTTTATGGTGTAAAATATAATTTACATTCTGCTTCATATTTTTAAATTTGGGTGTTAAAAAATATGCTATAGCAAAAAAGAGGGCATAGCTCCCCGAGATTTCGCCAAAAATCCACATACGTAGTTAAACGTGAAGTGAGGGATACTATGCCTTTATGGACATTGTATAAAAATTGTTGTAGTTTTAAGCTACGTATTTTTAGATTTTGGCGAATCTCAGTAGCAAATATAAACAATATATTTCGATTTTCAATAACATTTCGCATAATAATTCAGGGTTAGTTTAGGGTTATTAAAGTTGGTTAGGATGTTAAAATTTCAATACACAATTCTCTTGGAATTTTAGACCTATGATAGCTGTCTTTTTTTCCTTGTGTTCCAGTTTTTGAACCTCTTGGTGCGGGTTCGTGATGGCAGTTTTTGTTTCCATTTTTACATTGAGGTCTTGGAACCCAAGTTCCTGAATTAGTCCAAATATCAGTTGGCTTTGCTCTATCATCTCCATAAGTACAATACCAAACAGTATGTCTTTTAAAATCCTGCATAAATGGCATTTTCCTAAGCATACCTCTTGGATTCTCAATAAAGAAAATCATCTTTGGATTGAACTCAAGCCACTTCTTTATTAATCCTATCCAGTGTTGGTTTACCCTATCGCATTTAACGGCGTATTCGCTTTTTGGCTCTATGCTGTTCATCCTGTGAGTGCTACACGCTGCGATTGAATAAGTGGCACAGTCAGGACTTGCCCAAACAATATCCGGTATAAAAGGAATGTCGTATAATTCCAAAAACTCAATATCAATAGCCAAATCTATTTTGTCGTAAGGTTGCCAATCAACTGAAAAAACGGTCATACCTAAATTTTCAGCTTCGTTACCGATAGATCTGCTTCCTGCAAAAAGCTCTAATAATTTTTTGTCTTTCATTTTTAAAGTTGGTTATCGTTTAAATAATTCATTCGGCTTTCGTAGATTTCAATAGTTCGGGTAACGTAGATCACTTCGGGAACATTACTTTTTTCAAATCGTCTTTCTTTGTAATTCGTAACAGCTTCCATTTGTTTATCATCGAGGGCGTATTGAAATTTTCCGTCTATTCTTTCGGGTCTATAACCCATAATCCCACAATTGTAAATCAAAGTGCTTTCAGGAATATTAAACCTCTGAGACATTGATTTTATACTATGCCGATTTTCATTTTTTACTAATTTCATTTTATCCTTACTAAATGTTTAGAA